GTGGATTAAACTCATAGCTGCCATCGCCAAGTGCCTCACGTGCCTTGCTTTGGCATAGTTCATTTGCTTCAACGAGTCCTCGCTCAAGTCGTTCGCTGAGTTCGGATTTGAGTCGCTCATCTACTTGCACTCCATTGATTGTCATCTCTACGAGTTCAGGTTGCAGACGCATCACATGATTGTGGAACCGATCATGTTGTCCACTAGCCAACAACTCCTGCTCCATCTTCTCAGCAGCTATTCGTGTGATACAACAGTCCTTGACATTGTATTCCCAGAATGCATCTATGTCTCCTTCCTCCTTCCATAATTTGCCTTCGTCCTTGTAATGCGGGTGGTCTGTATACTGAGCCGTGATGAAGCCAAGGTCGTGCGGTAAGCCGGGATATAGAAAATGGTGTGCGAGCATCGTGTCGAACCAATGCGGGTTGACACGGATACGATCCTTGAACCATAACCACGTGGCATCATAATGGCCGTTCTGTGCCACAAGCTGCGTTCTTGGGTTAGCCAAAAGCGATTGTACTTCAAGTCTGATGTCACGTTCTTGTTGCACAGAGTAGTGATTCTCCCCTTGGCTACGAAAGTTAATACAAATCCCGATACTATTGGTAGGCGCGAAGCCAATACATGCTGTCTCACCAGCCATCGTCTCGATGTCGTAGGCAATCGGTTGATCAAGTGACGATGCATATCGTATGAAATCGAACGTCTCACTAACGGTTGGATTGATAAGACATTCGATATGCGGAACACTAAACACTCCATCGCGTAGACGTTGCAGCTTACCCAGGTCCATGCGGAACACGACTTCCATCCGTGGTTCGCGCATAACATGTGCAGGATTGAACGTGCACAACACCTGGATGACCCGGCCACCTATAACCAAAGGGAAGACACTCCCCCGTTTGTCGGTTATACCAGTGATGCCGACCAAAGCCTCCAGCGCGTAGTTCCCTAGTGCAACTACGAACTTCAAGTTTGGGAGACGACTCAGTTCCTCCTGTAGTATGTGTTGCCATATCACCCTCTCGGTTTTGGGAATGGTTTGCTTCTCTTTCTTAGGTGCCAACTCATGGGCACCAGCACTACTCACTAGCTTCCGCTTGATCACGTTAGTAATGAATACATCATTCCTGCCTAGCTTGTTCTTGCGTAGAATGTTCCACAAGTAGTGACCTGATCCACCGATCAGCGGCATACGCTGCTGCACCTCACGATCACCGGGTGCTTCAGCAACAATGGCAATCTCGCTATTAAGATTACCACCACAGCCACAGTCAAACTCGAAGCCCGCACCATTGACCAAAGCCCTGAGCTCGCTGTTGGCCTCGGCAATGTTCTTGAAAGGTTCTATCATCATGTCGATTACAACCTATGGTTTGTTGACAAGAAATGGATTGCATCGATATAATATCTCTTCCTTATCCCGCCTACCTGGGATGTTATGCGTTCACGTTGTGTTCTCATGGGGTTCTCCTTATTATTAGCCTACGTATTTAGTACTTTTCGACAATGACTGCATGTCGGTAAAGACTGTGCACATCTCCCGTGCCCTAGTCACAGCAGTATAGAAGTTACGACGTGATTGTCCCCATAGTGTGGCCTTATTAATTACATACGCGACATGCTTATACTCAGAGCCCTGACACTTATGTGTAGTCAGCACATAGGCATGATCGATATTCCTACGTGGATCACCTTCTATCACACGACCATCTTGGTATACTGTCACCACGATAGGCGGAATGATCACAGTGCGATCACCGAAATCAACCTCAACTGAGCCTTCCTCATAGTTGATGTTGATCACCTTACCCACTTCACCATTGAATGCATACGCTTGTCCATCACCACTTAGGTCATAGCTGTTTGCAGTATACACTACCTTACTACCCACCTGCACACGGATAGGTGGCTGCTGCACATTACCAATACGATACCGTGGTAGTTCAATGAACGGACGTGCACGATCCCAGAACATAGATTGTAGAACAGTGTTCAACTTCTGTGTGCCTATCCAACTCTTGTTCATACACGTGATGATCTGGTGTTCGTTGTCGCTATAGTCGTGACCATCACCAAGTGATACTTCGACAAACTCCTGTATGGCACGCACGGGATTGTCGGTTTGCTTCAGAGCGAAGTCATTAGCAGCGCGCGGCATCCTACCCTGTAGGATCAGTGCACCATTGTTCGCAATGCCACTGCCTTCATCCTGTCGGTGATTTGTATTCAACACAATACCACCAAACTTCTCCAATGCAGCCATGAATGCAGACGGTTGATCGTTCAACCGCTTGTCTTCTTCAATCGGCTTCAACTGATTCACGTCACCGAATACACACAGCCGAGCACCGCTCTTCAGTGCATTGATCAGTGAGCGGTGGATGTCCTGGTTCACCATGGCATACTCATCACACAGGATGGTGTCGTATGGTAATGGCTTAGCGCGGTCGAACTTCGGACCAGTGCTGACTTGCACAGTCTTGCGTTCACCCGTCTTCTCGTCATCCACCTCCAGGTCTACTGGCATACCGAAGCCAAGCATACGGTGGTTGGTCATGGCATCGAGGCCAGTGATCTCGCGGATACGCTTAGCGGCTTTGCCTGTGGGAGCACTGGTCTGCACACTGTAGCCCATCTCACTCAATCGATCCGATACCTCACGGATGATCAGTGTCTTACCAGTACCGGCTCTGCCTGTTACAGCGACGATGCGCTTAGTTACATCACAGCAAACATCGATAGCCTTCTGCTGCATGTCGTCGAACACGACTGCATTGGTTGCGTCCATCTTGTGCATTCCTTGTATACCAAACCTTGGAGAAGAAGGCGCACCGCTACATGATAGCGATGCGCTTATTCTTTACTCAGCAGCAGCCTTCATCGGCGTGCCAGGACGTGACACGGGAACGATGCCACGCAAGTAGAATGCGTGTGGATAGTCCTCATTGTCCATCAGTTCCATGATGGCTTCGGCATTACGCTCCACCTTCACAAGACGGATACGTGACTTGTCGAAGTGAGTAGGCTCACCGTTGTCATCCAACACTTGGATGACAAAGAACGCGGGCTTAGCTACGCTCGCACTGCGCTTGCGCTTACGCTTGGCAGGGGCTTCGGTTGTCTCAGACATATTCAACTCCTGTTGGTTTGGTAACAGATGATATATATGACATCCGGTCACATGACGCAACCCAAATATCCATCCATGTGACCGGATATCCACCTAACTAAGCAGCGAGGATACGTGAAATCTGCACGCTTGGTTCGTCACGGAACTGGTTCGGTGGCTGATGTGTCAAGTCAACCATCGCGGTCAATCCAATGAGCGAGTTGAGATCAACGGTGCGACCAAGCGGACCACCAACCTTCTCCAAGAACACACGCCAGCGGTGCTTGTTCTGCGGTGTGTCTTCCGTGCGCAGGAAGTTGTAGTAAACAATGACACCATCGGGATCACCATCAGTGAAGTCAGCAGGATAGGACTCCGCATTGATACGGAATACAATCTGTGCATACTCACCAGCATTACCCTGCTTCTTAATCGCACCGATAATCTCAGCGGGATACGGACCTACGGGAAGCAACGGTGGCGGCGGTGCATTGGTGATGTCATCGCTGAATGACAGAATGCTTTCAGACATTTGGGCTTGCCCTCCTTGGGCAGATGTACTACATATGAGAGATCAAACACGCCTCATGCGAGTCATGTTCGGTTGGTTTGTCTTGTTCACACTTGTGCAACTATTAGGCTGCTGTGCAAACGGCAGCCTACTTTTTTACTCCCTTGTTAGTGGTTACACGAACAGGTAACGGTAACTTCTTACCGCCTCCTGCCTGCCATGCTCTATACCAGTCGGCTATACCTTCGCCTTCACCAGTATCAGCATCGTAATGCCATACGAACTCTGGATGAGTAGACACGAACATGCGTGTCTTCATTGGTGTCCAGAACCTACAAGTTCGCACGGCTATCCTACGCTCAGTGCCGATGTCTTCGAGATGCCATATCTCGTTGAAGCGCAAACCAACTTGGTTGGCTACGCTATTAGACAACGCCATCTTCACTGAACTAACTACACCATTAGGCAACTGTGTCTCTGGTCCCTCATGTGTGATGAGGATCAGATGACGTTTGTGTTGTGCACACATACGCATGAGTGCAACCGTGACACGTAGCAATGATTGGTTGCGAAAGGCCCAACCATTCTGTCCTGGCTGCTCGAACGTGCTGGTTCCTCCTGCTCTTGTAACAGCCTCAGCTAGTGCAACATGTGCCAGCACAGTCATACTATCGACAACGACGGTTTCGATATCAGGTCGTGCCTCTAGTATCTTACCCAATCCAAACGGATCAACAGCACGTAGCTGTGCCATGATGATAGCAGGTGCCGCACCTGTTACATTCAGCGTGCTGATATCATCACGACTAGCTAGTGATAGATCACCACCTGGATCGAACAGGATGAACAGCTTGCGTCCAGGTGCTGTAGCAGCAAGCGTTGTCTTGCCACTACCACTGTTGCCCCAGATCAACATGTTGAGCTGCATGTCCTGCACAGATGGAGATGAGATAACAAATCCACCTGCTGCAATCAGTGGCGGCTCTTCATCCATCAGCAATCTCCTGCATCAACCAACTCCTGTATAGATTTGTTATGCTCAATCAGCACAGCACAGATAACGATCAGTGCCTCACGTGTATCGTTATCCTCGATTATCTCAACCAGTTTGGTAAGGCTAAGCAATGCACGTTTGATTTGGATTTCATCCATTGTCTGCTCCTGTTTTGCTCGTGTCAATACCACAACATGTGGTGGTCAGATGGTGTCGGTTGATACCACCTGTAGATATTCATCACGTGCAGCCACAGCTTCAGCGAGTGTATGAAACTGTCCAAGATATATCCATCCCTTGTCTCGCCACACCGTGACCTTATACATGCCTGTGTTACGCA